TGATGCTTCATTGCAAGAGGGATCAGTAACGACTGATGCCCCACAAAATATAGAGATTGATGATAACGTGATTCTTTCTCACATTAAAAACAAGTACAATAGAGAGGTTAGTTCTATTGACGAATTAATTCAAGAACGAGCTGTTCAAGAAGAATTAGAGTCAGACGTAGCTGCCTTTCAGAAGTACAAAAAAGAAACAGGGCGTGGAATAGAGGACTTTGTTAAGTTGAACAGAGACTTGTCCACAGCAGACCCTGAAAGATTGCTTGCTGATTATTACCGAGATCAAGGTGATGATGACGAGGATGTCGAATATAGGTTGAGTAGGTTCGCTTACGATGAAGACCTAGATTCAGAGGATGAGATCCGCGAACGCAAGCTATCTAAAAAGCAAGAGCTGAAAAAGGCGATTAAGCATTTTGAAGATCTAAAGGATCAATACAAGGTTCCTCTTGAGTCAAGAGAGTCATTTGTTCCCAAAGAAGAGAGAGAAGCTTATGAATCCTTTCAAGCATATAAGCGTAACCAATCCTCTGAGCTTGAAGAACAGACCAAGAAGTCTGAGTTTTTTCAGAAGAAGACAAACGAGTTATTCTCCAACGATTTCGATGGATTTCGATTTAACGTTGACGATAATACAAACATTGTTTTCAAACCTGGTGAAGCGAAAGACATCATGGCGAAGCAGTCTAACATAGTGAACTTTATCAACAACTTTTTAGATGATAATGGTTACTTAAAGGATGCTGCACAGTTCCACAAAGCTATCGCTATGGCTATGGATCCAGATAAAACTGCTAGGTTTTTCTATGAAAAAGGCAAATCCGACGCAGTGACTAATTTTGATAGAGAGTCTAAGAATATAGATATGAGAAGTTCACCGACACCAACACCAAAGGCAGGCGGATTCCAAGTCAAAGTAATAGAAGATGGTTACGAAGGTAAATTAAAATTTCGTAAACGTTAAACTAAAGTAAAATGGCAGGTTCATTGTTAACAACGCCCGGGGTAAGTTTAACCCCTAGCACGGTAAAGAATACTTTACCAACAAATTATTTATCTAGCACTGATTTCGATTTCTTGAATCAGTATCTTCCTGATACTTACGAGCAAGAATTTGAGCGATATGGTAATCGTTCTATTGCGTCTTTCCTACGTAACGTTAGTGCTGAGGTTCCTTCAGCTTCTGACTTGATTAAGTGGGCAGAGCAAGGTCGTTTGCATACTAAATTTACAGGATTGACTTATGGTTCAATCGGAACTCCATCAGCTGGACAGCAAGTATTTACTATGGCTGGTTCTGATGTTTGTAACTTCCGTGTTAATCAAACTGTATTTTTATCTTCTGAATCAACAAGTGCATTTGCAAAAGGTATTGTTACAGCAGTAGCTTCTAACGGAACTACGTTTACTGTAGCATACTATGACAATGCATACAATTCAACTTCTCCTTTTGCTTCAGGAACTGTTACTGCATTTGTATATGGTTCTGAGTTTAAAAAAGGTGATTTAGGAATGACTGGTTCACTTGATCCAGTTGATGATATCTTCGAAGTTAAGCCTGTAATCATTAAAGACAAATTTGAAGTATCAGGATCTGATATGGCTCAAATTGGTTGGGTTGAGGTTACTACTGAAAATGGTGCTACAGGATACCTTTGGTATGTTAAAGCAGAGCATGAAACTCGTCTACGTTTCGATGATTATCTTGAAATGATGATGATTGAACACGTTCCTACTGAAGCTACTTCAGGAGCTGCTGGTGTATTAGGTACAACTTCAGGATCTCAAGGTTTATTTGATGCTATCGAAACTCGTGGTAATGTATGGTCTGGAGGTAATCCATCTACATTAGGTGAGTTCGATGATATCGTTAACCGATTGGATAAGCAAGGTGCTATCGCTGAAAACGTATTGTTCGTTAATCGTGAGTTCTCTTTCGATATCGATGATATGTTGGCTGCTCAAAACTCTTACGGAGTTGGTGGTACTTCTTATGGTTTGTTTGACAACGATAAAGACATGGCTATTAGCCTAGGATTTAGTTCTTTCCGTCGTGGTTATGACTTCTACAAGTCTGACTGGAAGTACTTGAACGATGCTACTCTTCGTGGTGGTCTTGTTGGTGGTGCTGTAAACGGAGTTCTTATCCCTGCTGGTACTATGTCAGTATACGATCAAATCATGGGTAAAAACATGAAGCGTCCATTCCTTCACGTTCGTTACCGTGCTTCTGAGGCTGAAAACCGTAAGTTTAAAACTTGGGTTATCGGTTCTGCTGGAGGTGCTGCTAATAGTGAACGAGATGCTATGGAAGTACACTTCTTGTCTGAGCGTGCGCTTTGTACTCTTGGAGCAAACAACTTTGTATTGTTCAAAGACTAAGAATAATAATACCTAGGGGAGATGAAATACTCTCCCCTTTTTTTTAAATTTTAAATTAAATCAAATGAAAACAAATAACTCAAAGGACAAGACATATGTCCTAAATCAAGACAAAACTCCAGTTAGTTTTTTTGTTCAATCTAGAAGTAATAAGCGAAGACAATTACTTCATTTTGATGAAGAAAAGGGAATCAATCGTCCATTACGATATTCTAAAAATCAAAAATCTATTTTTGAAGACGAACAAGATGGAACAGCTATCTTAGAACCTATAGTGATAGAAGATGGTAAAATTAGTGTTTCAAAAACTAATCCTATATTACAGCAATTTTTAGATTATCATCCTGATAATGTTAAAAATGGCGGTCTTTTATTTTATGAATTTGATCCACAAAAAGTTGCTGAAGAAAGTATTCAAAATTTAAATCTAGAAGTTGATGCACTTATTGCAGCTAGGTCTTTAGATTTAACTAAAATGCAAGCTATTGCTCGTGTTCATTTAGACTCTAATGTAGATAAAATGACTTCATCTGAGTTAAAGCATGATATCTTATTGTTTGCACGTAACTATCCACAAGAATTCTTAGATGCAATTGATGATCCAGACTTGGATGTAACAAATGCTGCTGCAAGAGCATTCAATGAAGGATATGTTACATTTAGAGCAGGAAAAGATGTTCATTATAATTTGAAAAATAACAAGAAGAAAATTCTTACTGTTCCATTTGGAGAAAATAGGGAAGATGTATTTATGTCTTGGCTTATGTCTGATGATGGCCTTGAGTTCTACAAGTACCTTGAAGACGAGTTCAATAAATAGTATTATCTTTGTACTTTGTTTAACCCATTAATTTTTTTTCAAAATGGAAAAGTTTCTAAAAATTACATTGAGTAATGCGCCTTTTTTAATTCCAGTAAAAAACATTTTACACATTGAGGTTGGAGCTGATACTCACATTCAAGTACTTTATAATGCTGTAGGATATGGAGCAACAGGAGCATCTGAAGTGTTAGGTCTTCAAATTACTGCAACTACTGCAAGTGATGCTACTAAAACAAAACAGCAACTTACTGCATTTGCTAATTTGATTGAAGAATCTCTTACTTTATCTTGGACAAGACCTGTGCTTGATATTACAAGTCGACTTCCATATGTTGTTACTGCTATTACTCAGATTGAGGAAGAGTGGTCTGCATAATAACACCTTGTACTTAACACATAAAGGAGGCACTAATTGTTAGTGCCTTTTTTATTATCTTTGTACTATGATTAATAGTGTACGAAATACCGTCCTTTCAATTATTAGCAAAGATAATCGTGGGTATATAACTCCAATGGAGTTTAACTTGTATGCAAAACAAGCACAACTAGAGATTTTTGAGAGGTTGTTTTACGTATACAGCGTAGGTATCAACAAACAGAATAACAGGCAACACAACGCAGGTTATGCTGACATACCGAAACAAGTTGAAGAGGCTATCGATATATTCTCTACTTATGATGTTCTTACATACAACAACATTACTCTAAAGTTCGAAGTACCTGCCGACTGCTACTACCTTGATAAGGTACTATACAACAACACTACAGAGATTGAGAAGATATCTCACTCAAAGATTAATAACATACTGTTGTCAGGTTTCACACAGCCTTCTACAACGTATCCACTATACACGAACTCATCCAACGAGATACAGATATATCCATCTACTATCTCAGGAGCAGGATTAGTTACAGCTCAGTACATTAGGTATCCACAGGATCCTAAATGGACATGGAACACATTCTCTAATGGAACACCAGTGTTCAACTCATCAGCTGCTGATTATCAAGATTTTGAGCTGCCGTTGAATTATGAGACAGATCTAGTTCTTAAGATACTTGCGTATGCAGGGATATCAATTGGAGAGCCGGATGTGACTCAAGCAGCTACGTCAAATGAAATGTTAAATAGTCAAGAAAAGATTTAATAGATGCCATATATTACTCCATATCAGTACTATACCAATAATGGTGTAGTTCCAGAAGACCAGAACTGGGGATCGTATCAGTATGTATCTTTAGCTGATATCGTGAATAATTTCATGGCTATGTATGTCGGAAATGATAAACTCGTTAATAACGTCAAACGTTACGAGGTTATCTTCCACGCAAAGCAAGGAATTAAAATGCTTCATTACGATGCGCTTAGAACGATTAAGACCATCGAGATGAACGTTGGTAGCAACCTTAAGTTTATTCTTCCTTCAGACTACGTAAATTACGTTCGTATATCCATTTTA